TGACAATAGGGAAAACTTTATTGCCGACATCAATAGAAATCTATATTTATATGTCACAAAAGGTACTAATTTCTACGACTTAGACGTTTTACCAACAGTTGATATATTAGACAGTACAAACAACCCAATTGCGGGATTATCTAACCTCACCACTACTAAAGTTCGTAAAGGAGTTTATAAGGTTACATTTGGTATTAGTGGTGTTCTTTGTGACGGTAAAAGATTCTTTTATGATAAATGGAAAGGTATTGAAATAGGTGGTATTTCATTTAGTGACGTTAAACAAAAATTTATCCCTAAACCACATACAAGTCTATTCACTATTGGTGAGAATCAAACAGAATTAGAAAGATACGTTATTCAATTTTTTGGTATTAAATTAAACGAAAAAATTAAACGTGGAGAGTTTAGAAAAGTAGTTGTCACTCTAAGGTCAATTAATCAACCTAAATCGGTTTTATTTGACGAGGTTTATTATAGGGTATATGTGAAAGAAGGACTTACCCAAGTAAATGTGTTTGATTGGACTAAATTAGACAGAACAAATGAAAATTCGTTTATTTTAGATACAAGTTATATGATACCAAGAGAGTATTGGGTTGAAATAAAAGCTAAAACACATACCGAAGAGATATTCTATAGAGAAGAATTGAAATTTGAAATTATATCAGAAAAATAAAACTATTTAATAATATGAAAAATTTAGAAAATGTTATTAAAAAACACATATCAAAACTCGTAGAACAAAAAACGGGTAACTATATGTTTTTTAGTAATTTAGAACAAATCAAAAGACAATGTGAATTGTTATTAGAAATAGACGAAAATAAGGTTAACGAAATACTCGATAACGGACACGATTGGGCTGATGACCACATAACGGTAGCCAAAGAAAATTTGGACCAAGTTTTTGATTTTATGATGAATCAAACAAAGGGTCAAGATACTGAAATGGATGAGAGTTTATTAAGTGAAGAATACCAAATAGACGAGAGTAGAAATTGTCCTACCGACCCAGGTAAATGGGCAGCATCTAAAGCGGCTGCTAAATCAAAATTCGATGTTTACCCAAGTGCATATGCAAATGGTTGGGCGGCGAAAAACTATAAGAAAAAAGGTGGTGGTTGGAAAAAATGTAAAAAATAATTGATATGAAGGTACTTGTAAGTAAAGAAGATTTTAAATACATTCAAGAATCAATCGAAAATGGTGATGTTTTGGTGGAAGACCTTAGACGTTGGTTTAAAGAAAAGTGGGTAGATGTCAGTCGTAAGGTAGATGGTAAACACCCACCTTGCGGTAGAAAAGACGCAGATGGTAAATCATATCCAAAATGTAGACCATCGAAAAAAGTATCAAAAGAAACCCCTAAAACTGCAGGTTCTTATAGTAAGAAAGAAAAGAAAGCAATGACTTCTCAAAAGAGAAGAGCTGAAAAGAAAGACCCTAAAATTGGTAAGGGTAATAAACCAACAATGACAAAATTTGATGAAGGAATGGAAAACAAAATAAAGGTTGATTTTTCAATACCAAACAATGTTACACTATACCCAACATTGGTTAATGAAAATATAGAAACATCCGCAGCATTAACATACCACGTATTAGCAAAAAAACCACTAATAGAAAGTGTTTATAAGTTAGGTACTGATGGTTTCTATGAGTTATTAGAAGAATCTAAAGAACTATATTTAAGTGGTGAATTAGATTTATCTGACGACGATTTAACATTCATATATGAAAATGAATACGGACCAATCGAACAAACTGATTATGAAGTAACCGATTTATTAAATGAGGCTGAATACCAAGGACGTAAAGTACAATTAGGAAAAATTATGCAAGGAGACGTAAAGAAATTCAAAGTTTATGTTAAAAATGCAAGTGGAAAGGTTGTAAAAGTAAACTTTGGTTTTGGTGGTAAATCAGCAAAAGGTAAGGTTATGAAGATTAAGAAAAATAACCCCGAAAGAAGAAAATCATTTAGAGCTAGACACAATTGTGACAACCCAGGACCAAGATGGAAAGCGAGATATTGGGCTTGTAGAACTTGGTAATTAATAATAGTTTACAACAATCCCACATTCAAGGAGGAGTTGGAGTGATTTCTTTTGAGATTCATCCCACTTCTCCTTATTTTTTGTAGTACACACCTCTTTACAGTAAACAGTTTTTATACCGCTATTTACTATACCTCTGGCACAGTCCATACACGGTAATCCTGATGTCAGATATATGGTAGAACCTTTTAATGGAGTCCCAACCCGAGCAGCGTTGTATATTGCATTACGTTCTGCGTGTTCGAACCAGAAGTACTTTTCAGGTCTTTCCTGACGTTCTTCTTTCGAATCATCCATTCCTCTCGGAAATGAATTATAACCCGTAGAAAGGACCTCATTGTCCTCACCAACGATAACTGCACCAATCTGTGTGGATTGGTCTTTAGATTTTAACTTAACCTGTTCAGCTAAACCCAAAAAATATTCTATCCAATTCATATTAATTTGTTAGGAATCCAATACCATACTCTATCGTCCGAATATCTGTTTAAGGATTTACCCTCTTTTTTTTCTATTAATTTACTTATTTGTTGTAAGTGTTCCTTATTCTTCATATCAACACCCACCATAAAACCATCTCCGTCTTTTACGTATGAAGTTTCTTTCATTGGTTCTACATACTTCCCCTCATCGTACAACCTCAACATTTTTACCATTTCGTCCTTTTTCATTTTGCACTCAATACTTCTCTCGTAAATGAGTTTTTCAAGGACATCAGTTCTTAATTTACTATAATCTGTTTCACCCATAGCACAAATATAGTGTATTTTTCAGAATATACAAAAAACAAAAAACCCCCGATTTCTCGAGGGTTTTAAAAAGTATTATGAAAAAATTATAAAATAACTTTACCGTTATAGTGTACGGCCTCATTAAGTATTGATTTGCTATTGTCAGAAAAAGAAAGATATCTTTCATACATTTCTTGTAAGAAACCTTGAATACCACCCCAGGCTTTACCGGCTAAATTTGACACTCCTTGAGCTATTTGGTTTGCTTTATCACCTATTGCAGTACCCACTTGCCTTGCTTTATTACCTATTGCAGTACCCACATCTGAAAGACCTTGTTTAGCTTTATTGTACATTCCTGAAGCCCAACTAGATGCATTTTCCCAAGCCACACCTATACTATTTTGGATACTAGCCCAACCATTTTTCAAGTAGTTACCAAAAGTAGTCCCAAGTTCTTTTATTCCTGCCATCGCCACTAAGAATTTAGCGTATGCTGCTGTTCCCAATGACCTTGCGTGGTCGATGAGATATTTACCAACTGCAAGTGTTGAGTCTTTTAATGCCGATAGTTGTTGACCAACCCATTGAGCTCCTTTTTCAAGTGCAATACCTGCTTTTCTAAATGCCGCCGCAGTGTCTTGTGCTATCGCTTGGCCACTTTTAATAACTGCCTGACCTGTCGACGCTATAAATTTTATAATTGCATTTCCAATAGCCGCACCAACTTTAAAAATTGATTGACCAATTACGAATACAACTGCAGCACCATAAACAACAATTTTAAATGTTACTTTAGCGAAAGTAACTATTGTCTCAGTAACCCCTTTAATTACGGTGTTTGCGCCTTGTTTAACCGCAGTCACTGCTTGATTTGCTGCTTTATTAACTACCTGACGAGCTTGTTGTCCCGCCACCTGACCAGCTTGTTGACCTTGTGTAAATGCCGAAGCCGCTGTTTGTTCTTCTATAATTCTTGAAATCAATTGTTTGAGTTCAGATTCTTTTAGTTGAATTACTCTTCTTTTCATCTTATAAATGTTTTTTTTTATTTTATAATATATAAATATCTGTTACATAATAAAAAACCCCCGAATAGTCGGGGGTTTTTATAAAATAAGATAAAAAATATTATCTTAATGTGTTCATATCGAACGTTTGTACACCTCTCACTGTGATTACACCGAAGTAACGGTTGTTAACCATTTTCTTAGCGTAACGAGTCATAATACCCTTAATTGGGGTCATATTGAAAGGATTATACATTGTTGGAGTTAATTGAAGTGGAACATATGGTGCGTATACATAACCAGCGTCTAACAATGACTTACCTTTGTGTCCAATCAAAATTTTGTTTGCTGGGAAGTAAGGGTCACGATATACTTGGTAACGACCTGCTAATGTACCTACTTTCTCAATACCCATATTGTATTGGTCTTGCTCAGGATGAGCGTTTGATACGTGGAAATATTCTAAATCATCGAATACTGCAGATACTTCTGAAGATACGATAATCCAGTTAGCACCACCTCTCAAAGTAGTTTTATGGATTTGAGCTGAAATCTGATTAATCTTAGTGATTAATGTTTGGTTCCAGTCTTTTTGAGTGTAACCTGCGAATGAAGAACCACCGTTTCCGTATTTCCATTCGTTGTAATCCCACTTAGCTGTCCAAGCGGCACCTTTACGTAAGTCACGTAAGATTTCACGGTCAACCTCAGCCGCGATTTGCTCAGATAACAATGCAGTTAACTCAGCTTCAGCGTCGATGTTGTGGAATGCACTTACGTCTTGTGCTAATTCTGGAGACCAGCTAGCTCTTAATTTTCTTTCTACTACAGAAACTGTAACAGATTCTAAATCGAAAGATACTTCACCGATTTCATCTTCAAATTCTAAGTCATTGTATACTCTGAAAGTCAAAGTAACGTCTGAAGCTTGGAATGTGTTAGATAATTGAGATGCGGTAAAACCTGTAGTTGCACCGTTGTAGTTTTGTAAATCTACATTGATGTAAATTACACCTTCCTCATCACAAACATCTTGGAATCTACCACCAGGGAATGCTGAAGTTGCTTTTGAACCGTACTCGATAATACCTTTACCGTATTTCTGAGTTACGATGTTGAAGTTTTTAGAAGCTCCACTAACGAAAATTTCAGCTCCTGCTAAGAATTCTTCAGTATCCATTACAGAACCGTTAGGTCCGATAAGTTTACCTTGACCATCTTTAGTGAAACCTGAGAATTTAACAACTAATGAATCTTTAGTAGTACCAGTTAATGATGCTCTTGTTACATCAGATACAACACCGTTAGAGAATGCTACAACTGCAGCACCTGCTAAAGTTACACCTGAATAAGAACCTTTAGAGTAATCGAACAATCCTGTATCAGGGCTGTTACCATCACCTGACTCGTAGAAACGGTCATAAAGGTTTAAACCAGAAGTATAACCAGCGTCTTGAGCGTCAGTGTTACTTGGCATCTTGTAAGGTGCGTAGTGCTCATTAAGTGAGTTACTTTGTCTGTTTTGGATTTTAGGTACAAAGTAGAATAATTTACCGATTGGTAAGTTCATTGCTTGTACAGAAACGATATCGTTTGCTAATAATTTAGAGAAAACACGACGAATGATTGGGAAAACCACTGTCTCAAATGAACCTGAAGCGTCAGATACTGCTGCTTCGTTGATTAAGTAAGATGCTTGGTTTTCGTATAATTGTGCGATGTTATCTTTTTGGTGACCGCCAAGACCCTCAAGGAATCCCAACTCGTCCCATTTTTTGATGGTATCTTCTTTGATAACACGAAGGTGCTTAAGACCGATGTTACCAACCATACCTGATTCTAATAATGCTCCCATTTTTTTTGGATTTTATTTTTTTAAATTTTTATTATTTTATTTTATTCATCAAATCTTTCATTCTTCTGAATTGTGGATTTTCATAAGCTTTTGACTCTGAAAGAACCTCGGTAGAAGAAGTTGTTGGATTAGATGTAATTTTATCTACAATAGCCTCTGTCATTGGTTTTTTATTGTCTAATTCAGAGTTAATTGTAGAATAAAGATTTTTGGACTCTTTTATAGTAGAAACTGAATCAAATCTTTTTAATATATTCATTTTCTCCTGTTTAGTTGTTGAATGTTCTGTAAACAATTTGGTTGCGAATGCTAAATTTGCGTTGAAAGTAGCGACTTCGTTCAATTTTTCTTTGAAAAGCACAAGAGCTTTTTTGTACTCTTCATTCTTTTCTCTAAGAACTTGAACTTGTTTTTTAAGTGTTGATACTTCCTCATTAGTTACTGTACCCGCTTTGTAAACATTTTTAGCCGGTAAACCAGTACGATTTTGGCCGTTTTTATCTCCGTGACGGTTTGATTTTGTACGTAACGCTTCGGTTGCTTCAACCTTTTTAACTTCACCTTCAACAGGCTCAATAACATCTTTTTCCTCTTCGTCAAGTTCGATTTCAAAAACGGTTCCGTCTTCATCAGAAGGTTCGATATCATCATCTTCCAACATAGATGTGTCTACATCAGACTCATCATATTGTCCTTCAGATTCATCCCATCCTTCATTAAGACCCATTCCTTCGTCACCGAGCTTAATAATGTACTCCTCATCATCAACATTCAAAGAAATTTTATCACCTTCTTTTTTAACGACAATACCATCATCAGGCTTCATAGCTCTGAAAACTTTAAGTACTTCAGCGTCAGAAGCCGATGTCATATCAAGAACATCTTCTCCCTCTTCATCATCAGCACCCATTTCGTCTTCAACGCCCATTTCGTCATCAGCAGGCATTTCCTCGTCATCCGCAGGTATTTCTTCTTCATCATCAGCACCCATTTCATCTTCACCTTCTTCGTCAGATTCAGGTTCATCTGCAATTTCGTCTGATTCTTCGTCATCTGTTGGAGTTTCTTCATCACCAATTTCTGGTACATCTTGTTCTTCAACTTCAGGAGATTCAATATTCCCCTCGTCTTCTGATTCTTTAAGCAAATCATTTAGTTCTTGTTTCATTGTAGAAGCAAGTATACCCTTTGCATTTTGCTTAACTGCTTCTTCAAGAGTTTGTACTTGAAGTAAAGCTTGTTCTAAAATAGATTTTTGACTCATCGTATTTTTTAAATGTTTTATTATCCTATAAATACATTGATTTTAGAAAAAATTACTTTTCTTATACCTCAAAACGGATAAAAATTATTATTTAGATAAAAAACTATCTAGTTTACCCATTAATGACTTCATCTTGTTCATACCTTCATCAGATTTTTCATCAATAGATTCTTGATATTTGTCCCTGTCAGATAAATCAGGGAACACATATGCACCTGGTGTAGATGGAGATGACACCAAATCAAAACAAACAAGTTCAAAATCTTCTTGTACTATGTTTTGACCCTTAACATTCTTTAATGAACCGACACCTCTTGAAGAGATACCTAAAGTAGCTCCGTTCATAATTAACATTGCTGCTTGGTCCCCTTTTGTGGAAACAATTCCCATCTTTCTCCAACCCGGCGAAGTGAAAAGTTTAATTTTACCCATAAGCATCTTACCATCCCAAAAAGTTTCAAGAATTGAATGGGAAACCCTATCTAAATCGATAAGTGAAGATGATGGGTGATTTAATTCGTTTAATGCACCACCCTTTTTAATTAGCGTTTGGTATTTTTCGTTTTCTCTTTTCAGTAACATTTCAGGATAAATCCTTCCGTTCTTATTTGGAGTGTCGTATTTTTGTAAAACAGCGTATAAAACTATGTCCTGAGAAAAATCAAGTTCTCTCATTTCCTTAATGATTTGCTTGTTTTCTTCAGGTGATATATGTCCGGCGTCGTACTCTATTAAGATTCCTTTACCCGTTTCGTGAGGACCTAAAATTTTCATTTACAGTTTTTATACTATAAATACATCAATAACCCAACTTATTTCTTGTTCTTATAGAAATTAAACAGATTTTTGTCTTTTAGATTAGTATCAACGATGTGTTCGGATAGTTCTTTAATTCTACTCTTTACTTTTTTATCGCGAATATCAAAATGATTTTTAACAAATAATGTTATCTCTAAATTCATAAATGACTTCTTTTCGAGTTTGATTCCTTTAGTTCTAATGTCTAAATCGACTATATTTTCTTTTCTAAATAAGTCGTTATCCAAACAATAGATATAGTTTTTAATTTCTCTACGTGATTTTGAAATTATGACATCGAAGTCTTTAGTATCGGTTTCAGGTAAAAGCCAAGAATTTAATTTTATATATATGGTTTTTAAGTTTTTGTAATCTACAGTTCCATATCCGATTTTTACATTACCATAGTGTCCCAGTGGTATAAATTTTCCGGTTTTCATTAATTTTGTTCATATTATAATATCTTATGGTTATATTTAAAATATAATGAAAAATTCTGGTAAATCCAAAATATATTTATAAAATATAAATTAAAAACAAATGATTATAATCGAAGTAAAGGGAGAGCGAGGAATTGAGTTTGCGTTAAGAACGTACAAACAAAAAGTTCAAAAAATTAAGCAAATCCAAAAATTAAGAGAAAGGGAAGAGTTTGTAAAACCCTCCGTTAAAAAACGTAAAGAAAAACTCAAAGCAATCTATTCAGAGAAAATAAAAAATGGTCTTAATTAAGACCATTTTTTAATTCTTTAAGTTTGAAATAATTAATTTTACTAAATGTCATTTTGTTAACCTCGTCTTGAACTTGTGTTAACTTCTTTGAAAGGTCTTGGTCTGAATTTTCAGTTAAAATCTTTGATACTTGGTCTAAAACATTTTCTTTTAATTCTGACATATTCTTATCTAAATCTTCTTGATTCATTGAAAGAATATTTTTTAATTCTTCTTTTTGTTCTTCGTTTAGGTTGTTTGAATATAAAACGTTAAAATTATTAACTAATACTGCGTGCAGTAAAGATTCATTTACAACAACATCAGACGATAAGTCTTCGTTTGTTTGTTTAGAAGTCGTTAAATGACCGACTAATTTTTTCTTAGAGAGAACCTTCTTATCAATATTCGATAAGTTATCTTCTTCTAATAACGTATCAAGACTTGAGTAAACTTCATTTTCGTTTATCTCAATGTCATTTAATTTCGTATTCAATTTATTACAAAAATCAGATATATTTTTTGATTTGTTCTTTAGAATTGTATTCAATTCTTCCACATATAATTTTGCAGTGTCCTTATCTTCAAAATATTTGTTTTCGATTTCTTCGTAAAAAAGATATAACTCTTTAAAATCCTTATTCTCTTTAATCATTTTAAGGATTTCCTTCATCTCAGTTTTATTCTGATTTGAATATGATTCTGTGAGTTTCTTTAATATCTTAGTTTTTAAAACCCCAAATTTACTCATTGTTAGTCGTTTAGTAAGTTGTTTAATTTATTTTCTATTTCATAAATATTCTGTTGTGCTTTATTAATGTCAAATAGGTCCTCCAATTTTTCATCTTTATCACTCAACATAGATAATATCTTCTCTTTTCTTGATTCACTCAATGGTGCGGCTTCACCACCCGGAGGTGCCGCTTCAGCTCCAAGGGCTGCTCCTCCACCACCCATATCCATTCCCGGAGCAGCTCCCGCTTCGGCTCCACCTGCAGCACCAGCAGCTTCCAATTTCTCTCTTTCTTCTTCAGGAATACCATACTTAGCATCCACCTCATCAAATACACCTGAACGTTTAATGATTGTTGCAGTTGCCGCCAATTCACCACCAATAGCTCTTTCAAGTCTTTGTTGTTGTAAATCAAGTATAACTTCATTATCACTAAATCCGAGAATATTCTTCTTAGCCCAAGTATGTGAAACAGGTAAGATACCAAGTTGTGATTGGTCAGATGTTGCGTCTTTATAAAGGGTAATCTTTTCTTTCCATTGTTCAATCTTAAGTAAATCAGACTGAGATGATGGGTTAGTTAGTGATAAACTGAAATTATGTAATTCGTCCTCTAAACCTAAAAGATATAAATGAATTAATGCTATTTTATTTAATTCTTGGATTAATGATTTCTGTATTCTATTAATGGTTCTTGCAAAACGAATATCCATTAACGCTAAATTCTTACCATCACCAACAACCTCTTCAAATCCTAAAAACGCTTTTGGAATACGAAGTGCCGCTAACATCTTTTTTTGGATATACTCAATATCGGCGATTTCACCTAAATTGGCAGCACCTGCTAATGTTTCAATTGGGTTAGTTTGAGCGGGGTCACGAACAGGTATGAAATAATCTTGGTCTACCGCCATTTGATTATATCTCATATCCACTTGACCATTTTTTTGGTCAACCACAGTGTCCCTTTTAAATTTATTTGCCACACGTTGTACGTATGGTTCAATATCCTTATCGTCCATATTACCAACGAACACTTTAAATACACGTCTTTCAGGTGCTCTTGATGTTCTATAAATTAACATCGCGTCTTCAGCAAGTAAAAGTTGTTTCCAAATTCTTCTAATCTTATCTAACATAGAAGTACCATACGGTAACTTTCTATCATCACCTAAAATTCTAAAATGAGCTATTTCCCAAGCTTGGAATTCCATATCCTTGTTCTTCCAACTAAATCTTAACTCTCTTGTTGGTAATTTACTATCTTGGGGAACAGGTGCTAAATTTTTACCAGAAGCACTTGAACCTTCAATTCTGTCAATTTCGATGTTCGGTAATTGTTGACACCCAACGACTCCTTTTTCAGGGTCTACTTTTAGATAAACAAAATCATCACCATACTTACACATACCTCTTGCCCACATTTGTAGGTTGGTATTTATGTCTAATTTTTCTTTAAATAAATCCTCTAAAATTGCTTTGATTCTTTTTGATTCAGAATATACGGTAAGTATCTCACCCTTTTCTGACATTGTTGTAGACTCTTCAGCATAAATGTCTAAAGCCGCAGATATTTCAGGAGTAAACTCCATTGATTCATAATCATAATATGCTGACAACCTATTAGGTTCATAATAAACAGACTGTTGATATAATGATTGGTCAAGTTTAGTCCATTTATCTGCAATGTAGGTCGATTGTTGAGCCTGCAACAACGCCTTTTCGTACTCTTCTTTACTATCAGTTCTTAGTAATTCATCTTTTGAAAACGTAAAGGAAGGTGGTTCTTCTTTTGTTTTACCCTGAAAACCAAATACTTTAGTAAGTTTTTGAAATATTGTTAAATTATTCTCGGCCATATCTATAAATACTATTTCTATTTAATCTACACTTAATTATTGGAAAAATAAAGAGGTTACTTACGTTTACCGAATAACCAACTGTATTCATTGTATGAATTTTTACTTGGTGTGTTCTGTTGTGAACTACCACCGAACGACATTGAACCTACCGGGTCAAAAGTAGTTCCATATGAATAAAACGACTTATTTGCTTCATATGTCCTTTCAGATAATACCCAAGAATCTAACATTGCCTTGTTTTGTGCATCAGTTCTTTGTAATTGATTGAAACATATATCACCAGCATATAACGCCATAGACATACTCATAATCGCATCATCGTGAGCACCTTTCATATGGTCAGGTCTACCATTCATATAAACGAAAGTATTAAGTTCGTTTAGTAGTCTTGATGACCTTACTATAAATCCTTTCCTTAATTGTTCCTCGAAAGCTGCGACAATTTGTGTTCTTTTATTATTGAAATTTAAACCGGGTATTTTATCCATTGCTTTCTTATTATACTCCCAAATGTTTTGAGTATTAATACCATCAATGTATAGATTTTTATAGTTTAATTCCTGTAATTTTCTTGATGTTGCAACCCCCATACCACCGGTAATATCGACAACTATAAATGCGTTATACAAGACTCCCCATTTATATGCAATCGCAGCTAAATCATCTGGCGGTATTTTACCAATGTATTCTGCAACTTGCTCTCTTTCATCAAAATCAATAATATTGATGGACGAGAAATCCTCACTATCTCCTCTACTCACGTCCACACCCATAATGTAACGATGGTCTTGTACTGGTTCCTTCCAATGCCAAAAAGTTCCTTGCATATACTTCTCAAATGGAACTCTAATCATATTTTTGGCAATATTCTCTTGAATGTCACCAGGAATTACACCATCTCCTGAACCTAAGAAGTCACACTCCAATTCCTGTGCAATCTTACGTCTATCGTATTTGAATTTTTTAGACATAGATTCAAACCAAGATGAAAATGGTTTATAACCTTCCTCTTCTATTTTTCGGTAGTTACTCATATCGAATTCACGAAGTACTACCTCATCATCATTGTATTGTTCCCTATTCAACATATAATGACATATGTCATTACATTTTACCCATACTAAGTCCTTTGTATAACGAGGGTCTTTAAACCATCTTAAATCGGTTATATGGAAGTCGTTTAATCCACGTAATGATTGGTCATAAACACCATAATATATTGGGTCATATCCATTTGGAGTTGAGATAAGAATAATCTTACCACCCGTAGATAGTGATGCCATTGAAGCCGCCCAAAAGTCCTCACCTGCTTCGATATACGCAGCTTCGTCAAATACAAGAACCGTCGGTGTATAACCACGTAACGCATCCGCAGATGTTGCTACGGCTTTTACCTCACATCCGTTATTTAATCTAAATCTACTTTCAGAGTTTTTATCAGGTGAGAAACCAACATTTAACCATTCGGGCCATTGTTCTAAAAAGTTACGAACTTTGTTAGCCATCTCAATTGCGGTATCTCTTTTGTTTGCAATGATTAGGACTCTTTCGGGATTCTCTGGTTTTGCTAATTGTAATTTTTTAGATAACCAAGCCGCAGTTACTGTTGTAACCCCTGCTTGACGATATTTTTTTGTGATGTTTTCGTTGTAATCTTCATAATCCTGAATCAATTGTAATTGGTCAGGAAACAAGTCCATAGGGACGTATTTTTTTTGAGTATTATCATACGTTTGCAAATAAGTTCTTAAAGCGTATGGTGTATCTTTAATAATTCTTGCATATTCTTTTAATTGTTCAATTTTAGCACTCATATATATAAATACAAAAAAAGTGGTCAAACTTGACCACTTTAACTTTATTGTAGTGAGATATTCAATCCTGCCAATAAGTCTCGTATTTCATCATTACTTACTTGGGGTGATATTTCGTCCATTACTCTTTTAAATTCTGATGTGGATTTTGTTACTTCTTCACTATCTACTTTTCTTGTTAAATCATAGTACATTGCTCCGATTAACGTTTTACCATTTTCAGATTTACCAATAACCTCTTTCATTAAAACTAAAAAATCTCTCACTGGTAAATTTGCAACATTTGAATAAATGTACGCTTGTAATTTTCTTTTGTCCTCTTCGTTTTTAATCGCTTCAGGATATAAATCATAAAGTCTTCTCCAAATCGCAGGACCTAATCTAATGTCCCAAATTTCATATAATACTTTATCTTCTAAATCCATTGCTTTTTGTACTAATTCAGGATTTTCAGGGTTTCTTTGTTTTGAAAGAAATTCCATAACACCCTTAATTGCTTCGTGAATTAAAAAAGGAAATATAACGGCTCTTGCAAATACCGTTGGTGGTTTTGTTGTTGTATCAATATAAGTTTTACCGGCACCCGCCGCTTCATTTAATTGTCCATTTCCTTTTACTGACATTTCCAATAATTCTTCAGGAAATTGCCAATACCCTAACATCATAGTTGAAATGAACACAGAATATTTGTCCGCCAAATCTCTAACACCCGTTATTGCTTGTATTTCAGGTATTACTTTTCTAAAAATCCAAGTAGAATCAACTGCAGCTCCTTGAGTCATCGCATTGAGCAATCTTCTTTTCGCTCTCTCCATATCAAGTAATTCATCCACCAATTCTTCTTCTTGTTGTTGTACTTGAGTAGGTTCAGGGTCCTGATTAACTTGAATTTTTTCTGATTCTAATTTTAAATCAAATTGTAATTTATTTTCAGGAATTTTAAAATGTTCTCTAACCAATCTCTCACACAATTGTTCCAATTCTGCTTCTTTTTGAGATTCTGCGTTTTTAATTTCACCTAAAATTCGCGCGGCTTGCATTGATAATTGATAATATCTACCTTGAATACCCGTTCCGATATCTCTAACACCTGTGAATGCATTAAGCCTACCTAATGCCATTTCATATTCTTCGCTCGCTAATAATTCTTCGTAGTTACTATATACACCATCATTATCAGATTTAGGAAACTCCACTTTTTTAAATGGGGTCTTTCTATCTGAAAGTTTATTTTGTACACTTGGGTCGGGTCTACTATTATCGGCGAAATTCATCGCCTCTTTAAATTCTTTTTTAGCCATTATTAAGTACTTTTTTAATTTTTCTCATAATCGACTCGGAAAGAGAATTAAAATCTTTTTTTTCGTTAATTGATTGTAATATTTGTTTGAATTTAAAAAATTCAGGCATTCCCTTATCTGATTGAAACTTTGGGTCTGGGTCGGGACCTACTCCGGGATTATCCCAAGGGTCTACATACGGGTCCGTATCAGGATTTACTGAAGGTGAATCAACATCTGGTTCAACATCAATATCTGGTTCTACATCAACATCAGGGTCTGCCACTAATGGACCGGGACCCTCATTTAATTTTTGTTTTACTAATTCCATAATTTCATCTTTTGTTGTTAATGGATGATAATTATTTTCTATCAAAGTTTCAACCCATTCCTTGATTTCTTTTTTGTCCAAATCTTCTAATTTCTTCAAATTTAAAGATTTTTTTTCAGTTTTTTTCTTTTTTGGGTCTTCTTTATCTTTCTTTAATTTTTTTGAATCCATAAACTCAGGAATACCATTGTGTCCTTTAGTTACTTTAGGACCAACACCACTACCCTCAACAACTTCTTTATCAGATACTTTAACATCTACACCTTGTTTAGCTAATTCAACAGCAGCCGCCATATTTTTAGGACCAACTGTAATAGAAGGTTTAGGTGCTTCTCCTAAAACTCTTTCGGAGAGCATTGATATTTGTTTATCACTCATATTAACCAAGGTATTTTGATTAAATCCTTCTTTGATTAATCTTTGAACAATTTCGTTACGTTTCATTCTAAATTTAATTTAATTTCTTCATTTATTAATTGAAGTTCTTTTCCTCTTAATTTTTTTGTTACACTTTCAATGTTTTCACCGAAATGAAAAGAAACCCTTATAGGTCTTTCTTCTGCGTGTATATCAAAAGGTTCCCACCCTAAAGCAATAATTCCATCTACAGCATCAATCATTCCGAAATAATCTGAATTTTGAACTAAATCTAATTTTAAATCTGAGTTTTTTAAAACCCCTACTAAATCGACAAATTCTAATTCAGGTGGAATTGCTCTGCCTGAAGATGGAATTATAAACCATTCATCCATTAATACATCAACATTCTCGCCGAATATAAATTCGTATTGTTGCTGACCTTTATAGTCTTTTCCGAGTTCATTGATATATAATAGATACATTCTTATTCAAAGTGTTTTCTTAATGTTTCTTTTACACTATTGTTGATAATGTCGGTTAATTCATTAATATCAATTTCTTTTGCCATTGAATCACCTGACTTCTCACCCTCAACTGATGACTCTTCATCATCCATATAAAATTCAGGGTCTTTTATTTTACTATTAATATCGTCAATTTCATCTGAGTACATATCTTCTAAATCACCAACTTCTTTTAAATCAAAGTGGAATGTGTCCCCATAACCGCTATCACCGAACAAATCTTCATCGTCATCGTCACCAAAATCGGAATCAAAAGACGCTTGTCTGTAATATAAATCTTCCTCACCGCCTGGCTCAACGTGAAATTTGTTTTTTCTTGTTTTTTCTTTTTCTAATTCCATTGGAGGTAAGTCAGTGTCCATTTCTTTTTCGGGACTAGACATCATTATATCATCATCTTCTTCGAATTCCATATTAACTAAATTCTCCAAAGCATCGATACCATCAACCTCACCTAATTCAGCGTCTGGTTGTGGTTCTTCTGCAGGTATTTCTTCATCACCCATTTCACCACCCATTTCATCATCTAAACCATCTTCTCCTGCGAAATCTTCTTCATCTTCGAATTTACCTAAGATTTCTTCTTTGTCTTCTAAATCTAGTTTATCTAAATTAACAGCAGATAATACTGAATTGATGATATATTTGATATCATCACTTTCCATATCATCTTGGATATCTCTTAATTTTTGACCTAATTTTCCAGTTAACTTTTGAACAGACTTTAATTTGTCTTCACCTGATTCAGGAGCATCTCCCGATTCATCACCCATTTCAGCATCATCAGATGGTAGTAATGCTAACGGCATTTCCGC